CTCCTTTGTTGTAAACACCAAACGATAATTCCCTACCACACATTTTGCAACCAAATCAAACATAATAGCTCAAATAGTTCAAATACACACCAAATTAATGAAAATTGTTGTAGAGTAAGTTGAGTAACGGAGTGGGTTCGAACACGACCTCTTCTCACATTACCAAAAGTTACGTAACACCATCATCACCAACTAAATGTATACCATCCAATCCAAACTAAAATAGATCCTCGGCCCAGTTATTACACCCAATTACCCGCAGTAAAGCCTTTAAAGCATGACCAGAAGTGGTAGTATAGATCCCCCTCCTGCTACCTTTGAATAACCAAAATATAACACCAGCTCAAACACATGGCCTTCCAAGCATTAAAAACACTACTTGAAAGTAAGGGGGCATCCCTAATCTCTTTTAAAGAGTTCAGGATAACCCAGTCTTTGTGAGTTCTTCCACAACCTAGCTACCTCGGCCTAAGCTGAAGTAACTAGATTTTGTGGGAACGCCTTTCTCACTCAACGGCGTATTATTTCGTGAAACTGATGACCGGTCAGTCTCCCGTGAAACTATAGAATTCATTGCATCATCCGATTGGATTAAGGTTGCCGCCTCTTTCCGCTCATCACATCGCATAAACGCTATATAATCATCATCTTGACAATCTGGTACACGTACCAACAGGTGTCTCATCACCCGCTCAAGTTTTTCGACTTGAGATTGCAAGACTTGAATTTCTTTTTCTTCAAGATTCTCAGTCAATGAAGTTGGGACCTGTGATATAAAAATATCAGCAGTACCAGAAGCTAAATTAGTTAAGCCACTGATTGTTACAGTATTTGCTGCTCCCGTTCCAGCTGTCGCCACATCAAATGTGGTTAAAAGGACAGCCGTACTAGCGGCAACAGCCGACAATGATGCAATAGAACTATCATTAAGCAGGGACACTGCTGTAATGTTAGAACCTACACTCAAAGTTGGGACTACTGTGACACTCCCTGCGAACGCACACGCTACAGAAAACCTTCCGGCTACTGGTAGGGTGAATGTGCTAGCAGTCGCTACACATGGGATATTTGATCCCGCTCGCAATAAACCCCCGGTCGTTCCTAAGAATTTCGACGCGGCAGCTGCAGCTGTTCCTGCAGCTCCTTCTACAATATGAGTTGCTAGAAGTGATTGACCAAGAGGAGTCTGTTGTTTAGGTCGAATTAAATCGAACTCATACTCAACATACAACTCACCATACTCCACAGAGGAAGCACTGGGAAGACCAGCAGTGGCAAATTGGAAAAGTCCCATATCAAAGAACTTTTCAGTTGTGTCATTGGATGGATTAGCTGTGTTGGCACCAGGGTTGACATAGTACTCTTTCAGTGGCATAGCCTTATTGCTAGCCATACTTCTCATTACATCATGAGTAAAGTTGCTGAAAGGTGCTCCCCTATCGGCACCAGCATAATTCTCCATCTGAGTAGCATTAGCAAATGCGCTGTCATTGGGATCAAAATTTGTCGCCATTATGACCTTACCAGCCGATACATTAGTACCAGACGCTGTGTAAGCCTCAGTTACATAATGAAATCTGAGGAATCTACATCTGTATTGCTCATAAACTGCAGCAATTTGCGAAAAGATAGGAAATAGCACACTGTTTCCAGGATTCAAAAACAATGAAGATTGAATCTGGAAAGCGGTAGAAGTTGGAATAATATCCGAAACCTTCTCCATCCTGCGCGGGAAATGATCCACGATCGCAGCAGAATTGTGCATCTGCAGAGCTTTATTCAAGCCATCTGAGACCAATATTTCTTGAAAGGTGTGTCTACCACCCCTCGGCACTCTTTGAGCACCACCTTGACGCTTCCTATGACTTCTTCTTTGACCCTTCATCAGGGGCCCTACGAAGCTCATAGGAACAAAGTCCACTTTCCGAGGACCACGGGCAGATCTACGGGATCTACTTCCGGAAGGATGTTTTTGGTTTCCTCCATTACCTTGAGCCTTAGCTCGTGCCTTTTGACTTTTAGTTTTAGTCATTAGTACTTTTATATGGAGAGAGCAATGCTCACCCTTACCTGTGAATTCGAGTCCATATAATAATGGTATGCAGCGGGCAATTTCTTCCCTTCTGCCAACCCCTCCTCACAGAGGTACAATTGACGTATTTCACTATCAGTTTTATAAACAGAATAAACCTCATCAAACGAGAACATATCCATAGGATCTCTCGAATCTTGGGGGGCGTGGAGTTCTAAAACGTACTCTTTACACAGCCACTGAATGTACTCACTCAAAGTTTGTCTACATTCATCATCCCAAAAGGATTCAATTCTTAAAGCACAAGCCCGTAAGAGGCTCCACCTAGCGGTGGGCGATTTCAAATGGTATGCCATAGAGCATAATACCTTCTCACCCTCAGGAAGAGGCACCCAATCGGGGCCAACCTTACGAAAACCAGCTGACAAAAAATTGCAGTCTGAAAGTTTCCGGGGGGCAGGATCATCTCCATATTTTGTGGTCACACCTATTGCACTCCATACTTTTGATACGTTAAGTGCATTGAACCATCCAACAACTAAGTCTGAACAGGTCCAAGTATTATCATCACCATTGAGAGCAGCTTCAACATTTTCCATGAATCGTTGATAGCTATCAAACTCTTCCAAATCCAAGTCACGACAAAGAACTAACCATGCATAAGCAAGCAACCGGAATAAAATCACGGTGTTGTCAACAATAGTATTAGCACTACCAGAAGGATTTCCGGTATCTTTCATGACAAGATCACCATCCTGCGTCACAACAACAGAATCCACTATTTCTACATAGAGATTATGAATTCTGTGATAATTTTCAACAGTTTGGTGTTTTGGATGAAGCATGCGAAAGCGAAAATCCGCCATTCCATACATAGCTTCACGAAATAATGACGAATCGTACTCAGATTCATCCAATTCAAATGCATTAGGGTGTTTCTTGAGTCGATTGAACAATCTTGTCCAACCCCCTCGAAATTTTGTCGATCCAACAAAGGACCAATGTTGTCCAGTATTTGCAGATTGGTAGAACTTATTGTTCATATCACCAAACATCGCAACACAAGCATGCACATGCTCGGCTGGAGAGCCAACAAAAGTACGCAATTTATTTTGCGCCATCTTTTCCGCAGAGCGGAGCTCTTCTTTAACATTGTTTGTCCAAAAGACTGGGTCACACTCAGGCTCGATAAGTTCTTCCATATAACTGGAACAGATACTTTCGGCATCTTGACGAGCGTAAAATTGACCTTTAGTCTTACAATTGGGATCACAATTCCAAGGGAAACCAGCAGAAGCTTTCATATCAAGTTCTCCTCTGATTTTCTCAAAATCCATCCAAACCTCTGCATTGTTCATACAAGCAAAGTGCTTCTCAGTCCAATTACCTGCTCTAGCCCATAAAACTGGGTCTAGGTACGGCTGACCTTTATCATACTTTCGTAATGATAGGTAACCGGCAAGCTTATTTGGCTGAGCTAATCCATATTTAGTAAAGCAATCATAGGGACTTCGCTTAAACTTGTTAAAACAAAATTTAGCAAAGAAGGGATCATCAGCCGCTTTTACTTTATCTTTAGTAAAGCGATTAACCCGCCCCTCGATCACAGATGTCTTCAATCTCATGAATTGACACCCAGCGAGGTATGTGCGAGCTAATTTTGACGACCCCCCAGAACTCCAAACTCTCTCAGTGATGTCCGCAGGATAACGAGCGAACAATTTCTCAAACTGAGGAATTTGTCTTACTGTCTGGGGGGAGACTGAAAATCCGGAGACAACTCCTTAATTAAGATTTCAGTCCATTCGAAGAACCCATTGCTGAGTCCTCCTCCCGACCTATGAATCCCTACACAATTCCCATCTATCTCAGCGATAACAGGACTTCCGCAATCTCCATTCTTAGAAGGGCATGAATGCATATCTGTCGCCAGATAGCGCCCAAAACTAATCAGAGATTCAGGTAAATGCACAGGAAAAACAAGTCTCTCTCCAACCCGTGGGATTCTAGCTCTCATAGATTTTACTCCAATGAGGCCCTTCGGTAAATCGAAGGATAATAGATCTCCAAAATGGTGGGGAGTATGTTTCTTGACTTTAGTGACATCTAGATCGTACTCTTTCCCGTCATGTTTAATGAATTTAGGTTTCCCATTCAAAACACCATGATCAGTAGTAACAAATCTTCCATTCACAAAGCAACCATGTAATGTAGTATCCACTTTATCTCCAGTTCTCTCATAAATAACATAAGAGTGAGAATGGTATGGGGTGACAGCTTTTATCTGATTTCCATCTAACATGGACTCAGGTCGCACTTTATCACCATCCATTACAATGACACCGGCTTTGACAGCATCGGCGAACATTTTCTTCTCTTTATCAGAAATTTTCTTAGAATTAGCGGAACCATTCTTAGCTCGGTTTTTCTCCATAGCATGAATTCGTTTCAAATTCTCAGCATTCCAGGTTTCATCATCTGGTTTGTCCTCCAAATGGTTAAAGACTGAATCACCCGAAGGTTCTTGATCAGCCAAGGAGTTAAATCGATTTTGGGTTTGAACGGGCGATTTCTTCCCAGTTCCCTCACGAACTTCTCCTCTTTTCTTTCCATTGGACATAGTAAAGTCTCCAACCTTATTTACATCAAAGGTTTTACCGTCAACACGAATCTTCCACTTGGAAGGATTATCGTTGATCATCTGGTTGATAATAAGAATTCTCTTCCCCTTACTCAATTTCTCAATGGTTAACGCCTTACCAGTGGCAGTGTCAACAACATCGATATCAGAGAGATTGGTTATTTTACCAAAGGCAGCACTATAGCCAGCCCAATGGTTTCTTTTCTTATTTCCTTTTCCAGTTGATTTTCCAGCTTTATTCACTTGCTTAGTATGAGTATTTAACTTACCCATCTTTGACTGATAAGCCTTCAAAACCTGAGCAGGGATAGGACCCTCTGCAGGATTAAGTTTTGACAAATCAGCAGCCTTGTAATAATTCTGAAAATCAGTAAGGACCATACCGACACACTCAACCCAATGAGTGCAATGATGGCCACCACAATAAACTCCGCAAACCTTGCTACTATTAATAGCAGGGACTCCATTTGGAATCAAGCGAAGAGGACAACTATCCTTTTGGTGGCAACACCCTTCATGATTATCAATTTTTGGTGGTGTTGAAGAAAACATACCCTCAGGAACCTTTGGATAATTCCGAACTTGGCCTTTCTGTAAAGGACCAACGAAATCATCAGGCACAAGAAGACTCTTAGCAGAGCTAACTTTCTTCTTCTTCCCTTCGGATTTTTGTTTCTTCTTCTTTTGTTTTTCATCAGATTTACTCCAAAAATGAGCTGCAATTAGCAGAAGAACGCATATACAGAATAAAATTACTCGGGAATCCCATGACAGGACCTTTTCTTTCAACTCTGATAACACATCCTTAGTATCATTAGAAATCTTTTTAGCCTTACCAATAGCTTCAGACTCATCCCACAATTTACGAATACCAGCCCATCGAGACTCATTATTATGAATTTCAACAGGACCATCAACCGGAAGATTGACGGGTAACGCAACTGGAAGAGGAACTTCAGCAACAGGACCTTGCAAACCTTTACGCTCCCAAGAAGCCACCGAAGCAGCAAACTTGTCACGAAAAGCTTGAGTAAAGCCCTGTGGAACCTGATCATTCGAACGAACGAACGCCGGCGCGGCACAAGAATCACTTTTGATCTCTTCATCTTTCAAGGAATAACCCAATCCAGTAGTACTTGGCTTCATTGCATCTGCACTAGGCATTGCTTTTCCTTTCTCGAACAACTCTGCTTGCGCAGCATCAAGTAAGGTAGAAGCTTTTGCAAGTTCTTTACTACCAAAAAGATCACCTCCAATAAACGACATCAGCCAAGAACCGCCACAAAGCCAAGCCTTGCACAAAGCAAGCCAGCCACTTAAGTGACGATACAAATCCATCAGTCGCATAAATCCACCATCAGCACCTAAGCATAAGATAGAACACAAAACCATAACTACATCAAAGGCCATCAAAGCCTTGCCTTTTGCTACTCCTTCGGGCTTAGATTTTTC